CCGTGGCGCCGTCAGTGCCGCCGCTATCGTCTCGAACGAAGCCAGCATCGCGCGTTGCGTCTCAACCGTCTGAACCAGCCGCGCCTCCGTCTCCCGCGCATCCGATGCTGCCCGCACCGCCTGCTGCATCATCGCTTCGACATGCGCCGCCCATGCCTGCATGTTGGCGCTCATCTCCCGCGATTGATCGTCGATCGCATCCGCGGCACCCCGCACCCCTTCATGCGCCTCCTGCGCCTGCCGCGCCGCGCCCATCGCCGCCATGGAATGGACGGCCGCCATATCGGCATGCCCCTTCGCCGCCGCCGCATGATCGGCCGCCGGCGGTTCCTGTTCCGCTACCTGCCATTCGTCGGGCTGCGATAACGCGGCGCTCATGCGATCCTCCGGGGCCGTCCGCCCTCCAGTGTCCAGCGTTGCCCATTGGCGAACCGCGTCGGCGCACCCTCCCGCAAAGCCTCAACCGGCGGCATCGAAGGCGCGGGCGGCGCATTGGTGTTCGCGGGCGGCGGCGCGGCCTGAACCGGCGCGGGCAACCATTGCGGCGGCGGCGGGCCAATCTCCGGCACGGGCGCGAGTTGCGGATAGCCAGTCATCAGCGAAATCGTCCTGGGATCGAAGTGCTCCGCGATTACCGCGCCGATCAGGCGAATCAGATCACGCGCGAACCGTGCCACGCCGCGCTGCTGCGGCATGATTCGCCGCGTCGAGAAGTTCGACTTGAGTTGCTGCGCCGCCGCCGTCTCATTCGGATTGGTTTCCCCGCGTATGATATCGCCGATGCCGGTGATCTCGTAGAGCAGGTCTTTCGTCTTCTCCCGCGCTGCGTAAAGCTGGATCAGCGTCTCCGCGATTTCTTTCAGCGGCATGAACTGAATGAAGTTCTGCAAGCCGCCCTTGTCCATCCAGGCCGCCCAGTCCTCGACGGGGATCAACTTGTTCTCCGTTCCCTCATCGATCAGTTGCTGCAACGATTGCTTCAACGCGCCGGGATACACACCGGAAATCTTGAGCGCCCGCGTCAACGTGTCGATCCGCGATGTCAACGTGTCCAGTTCCCGCGCCTGATCCTGATACTCGGTATAGTCAGGCACCGGAATACGCTTATCGTTCGTCATCGTCGCGAGCAGCGGATCAGGCGATGGAAAGAAATCCGGCAGGCGCAATGGATCGTCAACACGATCGAGGATCAGATCGGGCGTGCCCGGCGCGAGCCAGATAACCTCGCCGCGCGCCTTGTCCCAGAATTCGTAAACGATCGCCTTCTTGAAGATGTCCGGCGGCACGGCCGTCTTGTCCGGATTCTGCTGATCGCCGCCCTTCGGCGTGAAGTCGAGATTGACGCGCTTGCCCTTGGCCTTGAACCGGGTCACAAGCTGATCCCGCGTCATGTAAGCCTTGTATCGAAGCCATGGCACTTCCCGCCATGTCCGCGCAGGGCCTTCGCGGTAATCCTCCCAGTAAACGTAATCGACGCGCGTTTCCTCGAACACGACCTCGCGCTGTTCGTCTTCATCGCCGGGATTGTCCACATCGACCGGCGCGGCGTCCTCTTCCTCAAACGTATCCGCCTTGGGCAGCACATCGCCATAGTGCGGGATATACATGACGCGCCCCACGCCGCGTCCGGGAAGCAAGCGATCCTGCACCACGGCCTGCATCACATCGTCGAAGCCGGTCTGATCCAGCGAATAACTGATCGCGCGTTCGAGGAGAATGCTCGCGAGCCGGCCCGTGTCGTCCTGATCCAGCCAGCGCCGTTGCACGTCCGGTTTAGGCGTCCGCGCGTAGAGCGTGGGTATCAACGTCTGCACGTTCGACCAAAGGATGTTGAACTGATGAATGTTGCGCGTCGTCTGCGGTCGTTCGTCACGATAGCGGCGAACGACGTTACGCCCGCGCTTGTGCCATTTCTCCTCCTCCTTGCCAGCGATCGTGTCCTCGCCCATCCAGAATTCCCACAGCGCGGCGTCGTCATCGCCAAGGTCCGCGCGTGTGTCGATCCGGTCGGGCCCGATGGTGATGGAACCGCTCATCCGCTTAACGTCCTCGGCCGATCTTTAAGTATCGAAGGCCATTCAGCCGCCGGATGGTTCGCGTAATAATCGGCTTCCATTAATTCCATGCAAGCCTTCGCTTGCGGCATGTTCCGCTCACATTCAGCCATGATCGCTTCACGCTCTTCCAGGGATGCGGTGAGCCATTTTGGATCGTAAGTCATCGCCCCATCGCCCGACGCAACGACGCATCACGCTCGGCCAATCGCCGCTTCAACTCCCGATTCTCGACCATCAGCGCGGCGCAACGGTTCTCTGCTTCAGCCAACGCGGCTTCTAGGCGCGTGATGCGCCGCTCGTGTTTCGCCATGAAGAAGCGATGTTCGGCCATGGGAACATCGGGGCGCGGATCGATGGCGGCGTTCTCCGCTGCCTGCGCTGCGTATTGTTCCTGAAGCTCGCGGGACAGTTGGGCGTGCGCCGCATATTGCGCCTGTATCTCAAGAAGCGGGTTCGCCTTCATCAAATCCTCCCTTCCCCATGCCGCGCACGCGGGCCGGCCAGTTTCCAGGCTTCGGTGATAGTCATCTGATCCGCGCCGCGTATCGGCGTGATCATATCCGCGACGCGCGTCCACGGCCGAGACATACACGCATATCGGGCGTCATCGCCGGCATGGTCCTCGCCGTCGGTGTCCACATCCTCAGCGTGCGCCTGATCATGCTGCAACGCCGGGACCGTCCGGATAAAATCAACGCATGTTGAAAACGCGAACAGCATTGGGTCGCCGTCCTGGCCGATCATCCGATCCCGCATTTGCGTCCACCCCGTCACGCGCGAATTGTCCGCCCGTTTGAAGATAACGCCATGGGTCAGCATCGTTTCGGCATGCGATGGGCCGCCGTCCGCCTTCCAACAAGCAGGGTCAGCCACGCGATAATCGATCCGCTCGCCCTTCTCCAAACGCTTGATGCCATCGGCCACGTCAGCCACGGGCATCCCAAGGCCCTTGTTCGGTCCGGCCGCGCCATACCATTCCCGGTATCGCACCATCGCGCCAGGCGGTATCCAGCGGCCGTCGACGTGGTGGCCATCACTGATCGCCCACCAGCCAACCGAAAATGGCTTCGCGCTTCCCCAGTCGAAAGACGCGAACTTGACCCAATGCTCCGGAATGGCGAACGGGCGCAGGATATGCCGCATGGGCGACCAACAATCAAAGAACGCGCCGGTGACAACCGACCAGTCGCCATCGAGCCATGCGCGGACAAGCGCCGTGCTTCCGACAAGATACAGCCTGTCAATGTAGGTCGGGTCATTCTCAAGCAGAATGCGGTTATCCTGCACGCGCGACGGAATATAGATGTATTCGTGTTTGTTCCCGTTCGGCAACATCTTGATAAGCGGCGTGCGACCATTCGGCGCCGGGTCAATATAGCGGCGACGTATCCATGACTGGCCAGGACCACCTGGATTAGCGGTAAGGATCAGTTGGATCGGAACACCGGCCTTTGAGCGCAACGCGCCGAACAGCATATCGATTGGCTCGGACGATTCGTAGTTACCGGCCTCCTCGACGGCGGCATCCGTGAGATTCTGACCCTGGTACTTCTGGGCATCGGCCACGTTCTCCAATGGCCGGAATCGAATACGCCCGCCGCCCGGCATCTTAAACGCGCGCGGTTGCTCCCGCCATTCCGCGCCGATCGGGAGGTATAATTCCTTGGCGCGTTCGATCAGATCATCGGCCTGCGGCATCTCCTTACGGAAAAACACCGCATTGAACTTCTCGCCGTATTTCCACGACTTGATGATGTATTTGCCAAGAATGCCGTCGGTTTTTCCACCACCGCGCGCCCCGCCGAACAAGATTTCAGTGAACGGACATTTGACCAGCGCATGCTGCGGGCCGGGCTGTGGTGCCCAATGAACGACGACCTCCGGGCGGGCGCTATCAAGCGGCAACGTCGTTCGCCACTGTCACCGGCTCGATGCCATTGGCGAACTCGTCAACCCATTCCTTGGCGACGGGATCAGCCGCCACGACACGATGCACATTGTCGGATTTGATCGTGGTATCGGTGCTGGCGAGGCGAGGATGAATGTACGGGGCAGCGGCCTGTGCCGCTTCGACCTGCTTATCAGTTGGCAGCGTGCCATCCGGCAACGGCGTCCCAGTCATGCGCGCCAAGAGCACCTGAAGCGGGAGAATGCCGACGTTGGTTGCCAATTCGGTGCCATGCTGCGCCAATAACCGTTTGACAATAGTAGATTTATTGGGCGTGCCAGCAGCACGGCCACCAATACGTTGCCCAGGCTTTTGACCGCGTTTGGCCTTTTCCACTTGTCGCCTAAATTAGATTGCCCAATAACTAGGCAACCACTCCAGCCAGTTTGTCAAGTATCCCGTTGCTTTTCGCTCGTCGCGTCCGCCTTCTCCGGCTCGCGGCGCGTGGCGTCGGGAAGGTGCCAGGCCACCCGTAAGCCGGCGATGATGGCGCGCGTAACCGAGTAGCCGTTGGCCTCGGCGCGGCGCGTGGCTTCGTCAGCCAGATCGCGCGGGCAGCGAAACGAGCGATAGACGGTGGGCGCGA